ATTCTTAGACATAGTGTCTCCCTTCATAAATATTATTCCGATTCCTATTCCTAACCGCGGTCACTTTCTTATATCCCACCCCCCTTGGCCTTGGCTATGGCTAAGATTGCAGGTGCATCATCAATCGGACATGAGTTTTCACCATGCAGTAGGTCATACGCTGCGATTTGATTGACCACGTCCTCCAACGCCTCTAGCAACTCAGGTGCTTGTGTGTGCTGACTCATCTCATCACGCTTCCTTCCAAGCTGTAACCTCTTTTGGTTGTGTGGGATCAGCCGTGATCCCTGAGCCGGGGCGTTAGTTCACGGGCATCACCTCGCTCCTCCCGTGTGCCAGGCAACTACACAATGCGGAGCCGGGCTCGGTGACCGCGTCACACTCATGATCCTCAAGATCAGCTCCGATGGCCTGTAGAAATTCGACTTGTTCCGCTTGACCGTGTCCAACGTGGTCATAGGCTACCGTGATGCATGAGTCGCAGTATGGATCCGCGCTCAAAAGGGATCGTTCTGATTCGTAGTAGTCGCAATTGCAGGGTATCGCTGCACCCTCTGTGATACTGCACGCCTGGCAGGTTCCCTCGCAGAAGCACGGGCCATATTTTCGGTGCAAATCTCTCGGGCATGAGCAGATCGCACAGAACCGATATATTTTTGTCGTGGTCATCGAATTCTCCCTTCATTGCCTAATTTGTTTGGCGTAGCGTTTAGTTGCGTCCTTGTGATGCCCCATGAGTGCTTGCATCATGCTTCCCTCATGGCCTCGCATGTGTAGCCTTATGTAGCAGACTTCAGCACCCGTGTCAGAGTTCCTGAAGTTCTTTTCAGTACCGTTGATGTTGGTAGGCTTAACGGTACTACGTGCCAGTTCCAGCCGAGTAACTTGGTTCTCCCCATCAAGCACATGCTTGAGGTTCGACAATACGGCATCGATGAATTGTGGATTGCCGTCTATTCGGATACCGCAAGCCCCATACCGTGACCCCTCGGCCTTGTACGGTATCGGGGTCATGTGTTTGAGGGGATTCAACCCTTCCTCTAGAGTTTGCCAGTGTCGCATTGATTCTATTTTCTTAGCCAATAGTCACCTTCCTTATCTAGGTTTCAGTACTTCGGTTATGGTTGCGTTGTTTTCCTCGAGGATTTTTATCGACCAGTCTGTTAGCACTCTTTTGTTATACCCCATCAATTCAACTACCATCACGGCATCCTTGCTAACCGGATACCGTTGGTCCTCGCCGTAGTTTCTCTGGATATAGTATGTAATGTCTAACGCCATTAGGATTTCTCTCCTTCCTCATATTCAATCCCCTCTATATACTTGTCGCCTACTACATCTCCCATCTTGACCCATAGGCGTAAGTTGTAGGATAGTGATCCGAGTTTTTTCTTGGCTTTACCCTGTACCTCATAGACAACTGGGTTCTTCCAGTTACCGCCGCCTACATCCCATTCATCTTTATACTCTTCTACCTTTGACCGGAGGTCTTGAAGCGTCTCAGCCTCAATCCATTCTGGGTCTGATACAGGGGCATACTGATTGAAGTCTGGATTTCCTACTGTTGAAACGTAGCATGTATACATTATTTTCCCTTCCGATCACTTTCTTCTCGTGATCACTATTGATATCGGCAGCAGTCGCTTTATTTCCCTGGCAAATCGTTCCCAGCTGGTCAAGCGTGGGCGTGGGGTACAGGTGATATGCTTATCTCGCCAGTCTATTTCCCCACTGGGTAATCGCTGCCACTCTCTTGTTTGTCCACCAGGGATCGCCTTACCGCATAGGTAGCACGTACTCATAGCTATACTCCTTTCCTAGGTTTCGTCTGGTTACTGACCAGACTCATCAGAGCGGATAAGTTTCCGCTCCGAAAATGTCATCGTCCTCACAGGCACGGTAGTTAGTGGATAGGGTAGGCGGTTACTTTGTTGGTTGGTTCCCAACATTTGCGACAGTCACCACAATGGCCGAGAAGCTTCTTGTTTTCCTTGGTTATCGTCTTCACTTTCTGGCCGTTTTTCATGGTATGCGATGCGTCACATATGAATACATCATCGTCAACCTTCGTTCCTTCGGTTATCACCATTGACGTTGTGCCGTATACATCGCTTAACCGTTGGTTGATCTTGGGTGCGGATGCTCTAATGACCAGGTTTCTAGGTACAAATCCTCCGAGCTTTTTATACTCGGTTATAATTTTGTATTCCTTCGTGGGTAGCCAGTAGTTAGTTTGTGGGTTTCTCATTGCTATTGTGGCTATCTTCGTTAGCATTGCTACGCTTTGAATGTCGCCACTGTCAAACCATCTAAAGTATCCCGTCTTTGACGTTAGCAGTGTCATAGCGTCAACCCATTTGGGATCCTCAAGCTTTGCTAATCGTCTCGCTTGTGCATCCTTGACTACTGGAAAGTTGTACATACCACCAAGGGCGTAACACTTAGCACATACGCTGTCAGGCACGTTGTGAAGCTTTGCCCCAGTGATGCAATCCCTAGCTGATAGGCTGAAACTTTCTTCTGGCATTTTGGATGTAGCAGTCAAACCGCCAACAACTTCCAATGCTTGGGCTTTGGTTAGGTCACCGCTTACGTGTACTCTGATTTTCGTTGCGGTAGTCATGCTACACCTACCAACTCGTCAAGAGTGTCTAGGTCTTGTTGATCGCTGATGCTCAGTAATGACTCATGGTCTAGTAATTCTTGTTCCATTGTTTTCTCCTTCAAGCTGTGTAAATAAAAAGCACGACAAATACTGTCGTGCTGTACGTTCTCGATCCTATTAATACCACGTGTCTCAGTGGCTTTATGGTTAGCGCTACGGCCAAAGTCAAACCATAGGCATATCCAGTTGATAAGGTTTGCGGATCGTCTTAGTTCGGCTACTACGGCCGTTAGGTCGTTGTACTACCGAGCCCTTGGAAGTGTCGATTACGTGCGTTAGCTCTTCGTTAACCCAGCGGTTAAAGGGCTTAGGCATACCGCAAGCTTTCTCGGCGACTTCTCGGATTTCTCTTTCGACTTGTCGCCTTAGGGTTCGGCGTTGCCTCGCATTTAGTTTATATAAATCCATGTCGGGGGTATAGTATCAGAATAATGGGTACATGTCAAGCATATACCTATAATCGTATCTAGCATCAAGCTGTATCGTGTCGGGTTAATGGGGTGCGAGTGAAGGTCTACGGTCTAGGGTTTGGGGTTGCGATAATTATGCATTCCCTACCATTAAAAAAGCGATGGAACAAGCGAAAAACTCCACGCATCACGCGAATATAGAGACTTTGCGCGTCCTGGGCGCGCACATACGCACTAAGCCTACCTTACAATGCATAACAACGATACGCTTATCACCAACACAGTAAATAAAAACAACACCCGTGGGGGCATGGCTTAGAACAAATAGAGACGGTTATTCCCTACCCATGCCAGAATTTTTCTCATTAAAGCGTTTTTGCAGAGATTACTTGACAGATAGGAGTAATATAGGAGTAATACTCGGAGTAATATGAAATATTGCGGGATAATTTGCGTGATTTATATCTAAATTACTCGGTAATACCAAGTAATATTACTAGTAATATTACTTACTCCTCCATGCCCTTTAGGGCAGGAGTAAGTAATATTATTAAGTAATTACTAGGGAAGAGGATTGTTAAGGAGAAGGGGATGGAAGTAAAGAGGCCGTCATTGTCTAGTGGTAGGACTCCCTCTCAGAGGAAAGAAGATGCCGTGAAGCGGAAGGCGGTCTTTCTTGAGGCTTTTGGTGAGTGGGGTACAATCAGGAAGGGGTGTGACGCTGCCGGGATTCATAGAAACACCTACTTATGGTGGCTTGGGTCTGACCCTGACTTTGCGAGGAGTGTTGATTTGATGAAGCAGTCGTTTGCCGAGTCGTTGGAAGCGATTGCGTTGGAGAGGGTAAAGGATCCTGACAAGAACCGTGGAAGTGATGTGTTGTTGTTGGGTTTATTGAATGCTAATATGCCTGCGAAGTACCGTCCGAGCGTGGCGGTTGACCAGGATTCGGCG